GTAAATCCAGTTTATAGAAATACAACAGATGCTATTCAAAGAAACTCTGTTAAGGTTGTAAAGTCACAGGCTCAAATTAATGCAGAGGGTGCAGCAAAGGCTAGAGCGGCTATGGGATTACCACCTAAGCCAACTGCTCAAGAAATTGCAGCACGTTCAAGCAGAGAAAAAATAGCACTTATGAGAAGTAGAATTAAAAGAGGCAAGTAGTGGCATTAAATATTGAACAAATAGCAGCACGAGTTCAATCTCTGCGCTATCGTAATCATGAACGTGATGCTCGAAACCTTGACGTTCTTGCTGTTCGCAAGGGGCAGATATCTCAGGTTTATCCTGATTTTTTTCCAGAGGGTGTAGACGCTAATGTCGTGGCAAATTTTATTGATATCGTTGCCAGGGACCTTTCGGAGGTTATGGCGCCTCTTCCAGCGGTTAACTGCTCAGCCGCTAATCAAGTCAATGACCGTGCTCGTAATTTTGCCGATAAGCGTACTCGTATTGCTAGTAATTATTTTCAACACTCTGACCTATCGGTCCAGATGTACCAAGGAGCAGACTGGTATATAACCTATGGCTTTGTTCCATTTGTTATTGAACTAGATGAGGATGCTAAACTACCTCGTATTCGCTTAGAGAACCCAATTGGTTCTTATCCAGAGTTTGACCGTTATGGTCGTTGTATAGCATTTGCTAAAAGATATACACTTACACTAGGTGAGTTGGTTAGCCAATTCCCTGAGTATGATAATATACTACTAGGTCCTTTAGGATATAAGCAGGACCTAAATGGCCAGATTGAAATGATTCGTTATTACGATAATGACCAATCAGTTGTCTATATTCCTGCAAGAGATAATTTAATTTTATCAAAGGCTAAAAATCCTCTTGGTAAAATAATGATAGTTGTAGCACGTAAGCCGTCTATTGACAGCGAACTACGTGGACAATTCGACGATGTACTTGGAATTCAGTTACTCCGCAACCGTTTCGCCTTACTGGCAATGGAAGCAGCGGAGAAATCAGTACAGGCACCTATTGTACTTCCACAAGATGTACAAGAATTACAGTTGGGTGGAGATGCGGTTATCCGCACCGCAAACCCAGCAGGTGTTCGTCGGGTAGAACTTACGATACCGCAAGGCGCATTTACAGAACAGACATTACTTAACTCAGAACTTCGTGTGGGAACTCGTTATCCAGAATCACGTACTGGTAATATCGATGCATCTATCGTTACAGGTCAAGGTGTACAGGCCCTTATGGGTGCCTTTGATACACAGGTTAAATCAGCCCAAGCAATTTTTGCTGCAGCACTTCGTGATGTTATAAGTATCTGTTTTGAAATTGATGAATTAATTTTTTCTGATGAAAAAACTATTCGTGGTGTTGACTCTGGTTCTCCATACGAAATTACCTACAAGCCAAGCAAAGATATTAAGGGTGACTACTCAGCAGATGTAAGATATGGCATGCTTGCTGGTCTTAATCCAGCCCAAGGACTTATCTTTATGCTACAGGCTCTTGGAGGCAAGTTAATATCTAAAGATATGGCTATGCGTGAGTTACCATTTACTGTTAACGTAACACAAGAATTAGAAAAGATTGAAATTGAGGATATGCGTACAGCATTACTCAGTGGTATTACAGCAATGGCTCAGGCCATACCAGCGATGGCAACACAGGGACAAGACCCGTCAGACATGGTAAATAAAATTGCTGCGGTTATCAAGGCTCGCCAAAAGGGACAAGCATTAGAAGATGCTATTGAGGCTACCTTTGCACCGCAACAACAAGTCCCTCCTGCTGGTGCCCCTAATCCAATGGTTGAGCAAACGTCCCCTGCTCCTGTTGGTGGTCCAGTAGGAGGCTCTCCTTCTCCAATACCACAACAACAGCAAGAAGAAGATGTTATGAGTTTAATTTCTGGACTGACAGGTACAGGAAGAGGAACAGCAAGCGTTAGAAGCGTAAGACGTAGATAAACGGGTAGGGGACAATGACAACTATTATAGGTATAGAACATGCAGACCGTTGCTTCCTAGTTGCTGATAGTAGAACTACAGACAATGATGGAAAAATTTACACACATCCTGAAGTAAAAAAGATTTCAGAAAATGGAATGTTTTTAATTGCCGGTTCTGGTGAAACATTACCTTGCGATATAGCACAGCATATTTGGGAACCACCAACTCCCACAAAGCAAGACAAAGAAGATTTATATCATTTTATGGTAGTAAAGGCAATGCCCTCTCTTCGTAAATGTATGTCAGAAAATGGCTACAACTTTGATGAAGATACCAAAGAAAATCGCTTTCAGTTTATAATTGCTGTTGGTGGAGAAATATTTGATATTGACCAAGAGTTATCTATAAGTAAATCTGCAGATGGAGTATACGCTGTAGGTTCAGGAGCAGCATATGCACTTGGTGCTATACATGCTGGTGCTGACGCATATGAAGCAATGGAAATTGCATCTAAGTTAACTGCATTTACGGCAGGTCCATATATATCTAAAGAACAACCTAGAAAAATTAAGTAGGAGGAATCATGGCTGAAAATCGAGGCGGTATGCGTCCAGATGCACCACAAAATAATCCTGCCAATGTTAATGGATTAGGTGGCAATGGAACTAGTGGTGATTATACTGGCTTTGCTTATGGCCAAAATCAAGCAATAAATCAAAGTAGAGAAGCAGGTAATGCTGCAATCTCTCAGATGAATGCAGGTCAACCTAGTATAACAGAAAATGTAAGCCAAACTCCAATTCCATCAATCTTAGATGAGACTCAAGATAGAAATCAAAGCATTATGGATGGCGCACCAATAGGACCTGGAGCAAACTCTCTTCAAGGGTTACCTAGAAATCCTTCTAATGACCCTGATATAGATATTATTCGTGACCAGTTTCCAATTATGCAAGTATGGGCGAGTATGCCTGGTACATCAAGGCAAACAGCAGATTTTGTAAATTATCTAGGACAAATTATATAATGAGTCTTTGGGACAGAATAGCAAATATACAAAATTTATTCTGGAATAAAGATAGTAATAAAAGTCCAGTTAACATATACACTCGACACGGCTATGTCAATTATGGGGTTGCTAGAGATATTGCAATTAACCTACCTGCTAATCCTGCTTCTTTTGCATCAGCAACTGAAGATGGAAAAGAATTATTAAATAATGCAACTACCAATCCATCATGGAATGAGACAGTTGAAAAAACAAGACAGACAGCATTAAATGCTTTAGGTGCTGCTTCTCAAAATCCAGCAACAGCAATTGGTGGCGGTGCAGCAGTTGGTAAATTTTTAGGACCTGGCGGTATGGCAGTTGGTGCTGGTCTTGGTGGAAGCATATATACAATAGGTGCTTTAGACAGAGCAACTAATGGTAGACTTAGTAATGCTTTAATGTCTCCAACTAAAGGTGTTCGTTCAAATTATGCTTTCGTAAGAGAAGCAACAAATGCAAATGTATCTTTAGGTTTACTTGCTGGACTTGCTCAAATAGGTGGAGCAATTGCAGGAGGAGTTGCTGCTGTTGGTGCAGGTGCTGCAGCGGGTTCTGTTGTACCTGGAATAGGTACTGTTATAGGTGGTTTAGGCGCAGCAGGTGCCGTACTTGGATTTTATGGTGGCGGGAAAGTTGCAAGAGAGATTTCAGAATCTGGTGCTCTAGGTGGAGAATTGCAAAAAGCAGCAGTATTTTCTCAATCTGTTCAAGGACAAGAAAAATATAATTTTGGTAGAGATGCAGTTAAATCAGCAGGATATGTCTTAGGTTCAAAAACTTTACAAAATACAGATACTGGTATCGGGGCAGTAACTTCTGGATTGGTTAATCTTTTTGCAGAATTACCATTAGACCCAAGTATTAAAGCAGTGCAAATTGGTGGTAAAACCGCAAGGGCTGCTACTGTTGGTGGTATTGCAACAGCAAAACAAGGTATTGTTGGAGGCAAGTTACAAAGTATACTTGATACTCCTGAAAAAATACAATTAAGATTAAATAAAGACGTAGATTTATTAAAGAGAACTGCTGCTGGAGAACAAACAGCCTATACTCCAATGATTGAGTTTATAAGTAAATCAGATGCTGCAACAGTTAAATTGCGTACAGAATTTGCACTAGGAGATGAAGCAGCCCATGTAGCGGCTTCCCTAATGGCTGGAAAATCTCCATCTGAGATTACCCTATTAATGAGAATTGGCCGTGGTGATGCGACTGCTATTGATGAGTTAGCAGTTAATCATAAAGGTACATATGCTCAATTAATCAGAGCAGAAAGTAAATTAAATAAAGCCGAAATGGAAAACATTGGCTTTAAAACAAATAATAAACTTCTTAAAAAAGCATATAAAGATAAAGAAAAAATTCTCGCTGGCGAGTTAGAAGAACTAAGAGGCAAATACGCTGGTCTTGATAAGGCGTTAAGTCTCAATAGTGCTTTACAAGAAAGAACTGTATCTGTTTTTCCTTTTGTTGAAAAAGCAAGAAACGATGTGGCTAGACAAAAAGCAGCAAATAAATTAGGTATTAATAAATCTGATTTAACTGAAAGAGAAACTGGTTTTGGAAAGATAACCCAAAGAATATTCCAGGATAATACTTTTGGTGTCGCAGTTCGTCTTATTGAAAGATTTACAGATGATGCTCCTCACAGTACAGTCAATTTTAATGACCCAATCCAGTCTACAAACAGAGTTCGCACAAGCATCAGGGCAGGCGTTGAAAGAAACTTACTTCAAAAAAATGAAGTTGTAGATTTATACAACAAATTTATAAACTCTCGTTTTGAGGGTGATAAGTTAAAGTATGTTGAAGATTTTACTAAAACAATTTTTGAGCGACTAGCAATTAAATATGGCATTCCAGAATCTAGTAAAGATATGGTTTTAAATGAGTATCTTTATAGAATGAGGAAGAATCAACAATTGGCAAAACAGGCCAATGTTGAAGGTAAAGCCTATATGATTGATAATGGCGAAGTTGTTGCAGACCCAGTTTTAATATCTCAACTTGCTAACGGAAGTTATTTACCAGATGTAGTTTTACTTGATAATGCATTTAAGCAATTTAAAAATAGAGCAAATAAAGATTTTGGTGGCTTAGTAACTTCTGCTATAACTGCAAAGTTTTTATTAGATGAATATAACTCTATCTGGAGAAACTTTACTTTAGCACGTATTGGTTATCCATTAAACATTACTCGTGATAATACACTTCGTATTGCTGCTGATGGACAATGGTTTAATATTGTTAAGACCTTTACCAAAGAAACAATGGAAGATTTTTCTAATTCAGGAAATACTGTAGAAAAAATTAAACGCTGGACTAAAGGTGTTACAGATAAAAATTACAGTTTAAAAGAAACTAGAAAAGAACTTAATGACCGTATTGCAACTTTAGCGGAC